TCCACTCCCTACTTGACGCTTGAGCTGCATCTCTCTGCGCTTGGTTGTCTCTTTCATCATGTCTACGGCCATCTTGCGCTCGCTCTCAATCTGGCGGATCTTGGCCTCTACCGACTTGGCCATTTGTCCTTCCACTACTGAGTCGGCCTGCAGTGCCTGTTTCTCACGCTCTACCTGTAGTTTCTGCTCTAGTTGAGCCATTGTCAGATCTTGCTCTAGTGCAAGCTTGGCATGCTCAATCTCTTGAGTCTGCTGCATCTCTGCAGCCTTCACTCTAGCATCGAACTCCAGACGCATCTGATCGAGCTGTGCGTCCAGCTGCATGCGCTGACTCTCCAGATGAAGCCGCTGCATGTCGACCTCTACCTTCATCGCTGCAGGATCGGGTGCTGGCTCTTGGCCTGCCATCATCTCCGCCATCTTCTCTTCTGTCATGAAGAAGCGAGAGCCGTCCTTGTATCCCAGCTTGCCGAAGACCTCCTTGGTGACCTCTTCGATATCCATCCGGGCCATCATCTCTGGGATCGATGCAACTGTGTTCAGTCCCATCATGAACTTCTCAAGCTGCAGCTGTGGATTTGTGGCGCCTACTCCAACAGATACTGACACTGTCAGCTCATTCTGTAGCAGCTGGTCAATACCTTTATCCACTCCGTACTTCTGATAGAGATCGGCCTTCTCTGCCGCGATTGACAGCACCGTCTCGTCATCTTCGTATGCCTGCTCCAGCATGACCAGCTGACGAAGAACCGGCTCTACCCATGTCTCGGAGAAGACACGCAGCAGGTACTCTGTAGATTGGCTGGCGCTACCCGAAAGCATCGCCATGCCACCGACAGTCTCATTCATCTGCCGGTTGGATCCGACTGAGGAGGCTGAGAAGGAGCCAGCCAGCTCATCGAAGTCCATATTTATTCTGTCTTGCTCTGCGTATGCAGAAGTCGTCACATCAGGAGTGGAGTCCACCACCACATCAGAGCCGGGGTCGTTCATCAGAACAGCGCCACCGGGGACATTCTTCATCAGGGCATTGAGGTCCACATTCGCACCACGGCGGATGCGGTATCTCTTGTTCAGCACCAGCTGCACATTATCGAAGCGCTGGTTCTGGATATCATTCGCTGCGCTCTGCAGATCTTGAGTCATCTCCACTACGCCAGACGGGAACGGCTTGTGTGCCTCAATGACAGAGTGGCCGATCACATAAGGACGTTTTCCATGAAGGTAAACCTCCTTGATCGGCTTGGGGGTCGTGAGCATATGCTCAGTGGCAGCAGTCCAGAAGATCCAATCCTTGCCGCCCTTGCGGATGATGTTCTCATGCACCCAGATGGTAGAGAATTCATTGATCGAATGATTCTTCTTGTGTGAATCCTGACGACCGCCTGTTCTTTTGCGACGGGTAGTGTCGTATCGATCATCATCGGATGTAGCCAGCAGCTCCTCTGCGGAGAGTTTCTTCCACTTCGGCGCACCTGTCTTCGGGTCCGTGATTGTCATACGCTCCAGCACATCACCGAGATACATTGGGATCAAGCGGATGATGTACGGACTGGAGTTGACCGGGTCGGTCCAATCACTGGCAGGATCCAGTCGGATATTCTCTGGTGGGATCAGCTCAATACAGGGCTTGTCCTTGATGACCTCGACCTCTTCCAGCTCCTGCTGTATTGGGTCGCCTGTCTCTGGGTCAATGTATGTGGTCCCGTCCTCATGCTGGGCGTCAATCTTGGTCTTCGTGACCTTCTCTTCATACTCCCAGTACTGCTTGGAGATGACCATACCCATGACTTGAGCATCTTGATAGGCGCCGATCAGGGTTGTGAACCACGGAATGGTCTTGGTCAGTCGATAGTTCAGCAGCTCCTGCATTACCTCTGCAGATGCCTGCTGACCCTCATCATTATCGTTTTGCGCAGCTACATTGACTACATCGTCTGTGCTGAAGAATGCACTGGCAGCACTTGCTTCGTTCGCACGAACATTGCTCTTTGTCTTGGGACGGAATACTTTTGACCGATGAGCGTATGCCCCGGTACTGTACTTCGACCCCGACGGATGCTTGCTCTGGAAGTTGGAGAGGTTGCGCTCCCACTGCTTCCGCAAGTTTGCGTCGTACCAGTCGGAAGAGGTCTCGAATGCCGCTCTTGCTGTCTCCAGCCATGGATCTTTTCTCAATACTGGTGCTGCTTCTGTAGTCATGATTTATCGAACTCTATTACTTCGCCACGGCCATTGCGGGTCTTGTTGTTCATCTCGTCAGGATCCATCTCTGCCCTAGCTACATTGAATCGCTCCAGCAGCTCACCGCCTGACCTGATGATGATCTTGTCCTCTGGGTCCAGCGACTCCTCCTTGATCTGGAAGCCCCACTGTCCTGACAGCGCGAAGTTCATCACCTGAATGACGCCCTGCACCATATTCACGCCCCACATGTGGCCGGGATAGTGCTTGTGCAGCGTATCGCCAACCCTCTTGCATACTGCCATCTCATGGGCAGTCAGGGTCATGGTTGAGCCAACGGTCTCAACGCTCATCAGTCTTCACGCTCCACGAACTTCTTGCCGTTGGAGAACACATAAACGACCGGCTCACGGTCCTCCTTTGTATCAGGATCGAGAGCGCCGATCAGCGTCTTTACATCAACCTCAGTAGAAGTTGCTGGATAGTCTGTGTCTGCATCTAATGGCATATTTCACCTCAATAGTAATTGACCGCCTCAGGCTCAACATATCGCTCCACCTGCTTAGGCGCTACAGGATAGGAGAAGGTCAGAGCAAGAGCATCAGCGCAGTCTGGGGATGCCAGTCCGCGCTTCTTCATGTCTTCCTTCTTCTCCAGCTGCAGCCTCATTCGAGCGTTGAAGCCATACTCCGGGGACATCAGGTCCGCTACCAGTTCCTGATCGTCAGGAATATCTGCCCCATCCAACCAGTGCTTCATGCGGTCCCACATCTCCGCTCGCTTATTGGTGTACTTGTCCTTGTTCCCTTCATCGGGAGACTTGCCTGCTATCACCTCGATGATCTCGAAGCCCAGCTGGCGCAGCCTGTCCACTACACCTGATCCCACGCCTACGCCGTCCACAAAGACCGCATCAGGTTGGAACTCATTAATCTTGTCGGCTACCAGTGAGGCCAGTGCCATGGTGTCCAGCTCTCTGAACTTCAGCAGTGGCTCCAGCTTCCTACCGTGACGCATTGCTATCACTGATTGGTCGGCACCGAATCTTGCTACATCCACCCCCATTAGCTTGGGAGTACCTTGCGGCACATACGCTTCCTCTGCTACCGCATTTTCGACCAGCTCTGCAGATATGAACTGTGTGTCACCAGCTCTTGGGAACACTCCTCTGACGCGCACCCTGACAAAGTCTGAGTCCTCACCATAATCATCTACCCACTCTTGAATCTGATCCTTGTCGGTCATCTTCGCAGAGCGCGAGTCGATCTGCATGGTGTGCCAGCGGTGGCGCTGCCTGTTAAAGCATGAGTGGAACTTGCCAGTGTTTCGTGTGGGGTTCCCGAAGGCTGCCCACTTGGCGCCGTCTGTAGTCATCGCACCCTCACACACCTCCCAGATTACATCAGGGATTGCTGAGGCTTCGTCAAATACTATGAGTACATTCTCTTCATGCGTTCCTGCGAATGCTTCCGAGTTGTTCTCACTCCAAGGGATGGCGTGTGCTGACCATGTCTCTTCAGATCCTATCATTGAGAATCTTGTGGCAGTCCACTTGAACCACTCCCCATTGAGGGCTTTCTGGTTCCACTTTGACAGCTCACGCCAAGTCTTGGTGGCAAGCTGCTGCTGGGTGTTCGCTGTTACTACTATCTGCGGATTTGGTCGAGTCGCAATGAACCAGTGAATCAAGAAACTGGTCAGGGCGGTTTTCCCAATCCCGTGGCCACTAGCCACCGCGACTCGATCATTATCAACGATTGCCTCTAGGACATCCTGCTGCCATTGGTCTGGCGCGATCTGCAGAACATCCTTTACATACCCGGCGGGGTCGCTGAAATATTGTTTGGCAATGAAGTATCCATCGCCTTGTGCTGAAGCCTTCTGGGCAGCTATCTCACTCCTCATTAGCTCGAGTAATCTGCTCCGCTATAGAGAGTTTCACCTCACCCTTGATCTCAGTCTCCTGCTTGTCTCTCCATCCGTGGCGGTTCTTCATGTTCATGTACCACAGCGTGGAATTGAACTCACGATTGTCTACCTGTTCGCGTCCGTGACGCTCCCACCAAGCATGAGATAATCGCTTGCCTTTTTTTATGGCCTCGGAAAAACTTGGGTGAAAACGAGGAGATTCTTCGTTGCACCAGTCGTACAATGTATCATTGTCGATATCACAAGCAGCGTATACCTCAACCAGCGAAGCGCCTTCAGACATCAGCTCTACGACCGTGTCGTCCATCCACTCTCTGTACTTTGACGGTCTGCCTGCTGGCCTATTCCCCATCACTCTCTCCTGTGTCAGGTTCATTGGCTTGAGCCTACTGCTTAGGGAAGACATCTGGCGGTGCGCCTTATGCATTCCCTCCCTGCTCAATTCACTGTCACCTGTTCTACTTCAACAAAATCAAGCAAAGCAGCCGCTACCAATCTGGTCTCGATTGAAGTACTTGGGTTGTTTAGGAGATCTTCTGCCTCTAGCGCACACATTGCCCAGTGTTCTAGAGTTTCAGTGTCCGCATTGATCGCCGCCCTGACCAAGCACTCTGTGTACTCGTTATCCATAATAGATGCCCTGCTCTAGCCTGCTAGTCTATTCTGATGTGTTCAGGAGGCAGGGGCTTTGTTTCGGTACTACTTTGCAGTATACCAGCATGTATAGCGACAAAAAGGGGATTTGTCCAGACAAATGTAAAAATAATTCAGCCAGTCCAAGACTTTACTTCACTGGTAGAGATACCGTCCTCTGTCTTGGGGTTCATGCTTCTGGCCAGTGGGTGGTCTTATGCCCCGTACCGTCCGTCTTTCAGCATTCTGCTTCTCCAGATATTCTTGTAACAGTGGATCCAGTTATCAGGTCGATTGCTACCACTTCTGCTCCGTAGCACTCAACCTCACCCTGCAGGAGTGAGCCAGTCAGTGCAGCAAGATGCCCCTCTGTTGGTGACCGCAGTGTGATTCTTACTCTCATCTCAGGCTTGTTGCTCATGGTCTCTCCTCAAGTTAAAAGATGCCACTTTCCGTCAACCCTGAGTGGCGCAGGGTCATCATCTAGCTATGCCTATCTCTACATATTTTTCATCAATTGCCTCTTCAAGCAAGATCATCTGTGCCTAAATCTATTTTATCTATTAAGTCCAACGTCTCACGGACGATCTTCTCCGCCTCCTTTAGTTCTATAATTAGTAGATTCCTCTCAGCCTT